GATAAGTTAATTCGCTACGCTCATGCGACATAGGTATGCGCATAGCGCACATTTGTTTTGTTCACTTCGTGAACTTGTCTTAGTAAGACAGCGCTTTCAAGATAACTTCCTTGCATTGCAGATTCTTAAACCGGAAAGCGCCATGATCAAAGAAATACCGCATCTGGTCTGTGAACATCTTGTACGCATTGAGCATAACATAGTTCACTCTATGGTCATCTGTTGTGACAGCCAGCTTGAACTTATAAGTCAAGTCTGGTTTATCATCGCAGTAAATAACACCTGTGTCTGGGAACTCTCTCAACCCGTATTCTTTGTTCATGTAACGGATAGTACCCAAGTAACGAGAAGCGCCAGTAGGACGCTCAATGAATGCAGAGCTGTCGTTCAGGTACACAGCCTGTGTCAAATACCCATCGTAGGTGTCACCGCTGAACGCACTGTTAAAAGCGGATTCAGCCTGCGCCTTAGAAGCGGCATCGACATATCCCTGTTCTAGCACCCAACCAACACCATGCAGAAAGTTTACGTTGTCATTCAGTCGTGAGCTGATATTCATTGCAACATAGTAGGGATTCAGCAGGGTAACAGGGTTAGACAGCATATAAACAGGAACATACCGAGATTGAGCGCCCTGACCACGAGCAACAGAAGTGTGGATAGACCGGAACTTCTTTACTTCATCTGCGCAGTAATGGTTTGTCTCGCTCTGGAACTCGTCCATGAGCATTCTGGTGGTATCTGAGAAAAAATGAGAATACTTCTTAATCTGGTCTGCCGCATTGATACTTACAGCATAGCCGCAGGGAACACCGTCAAGAAACAGTTCATGGTAAATGCCAGCGGCTCTGCGCTGAGAAGTCATTGCGTGCCCCTGATAGAACAGAACGCCGATATCCTTAAAGAATTTGTCAGCGCACCCGTCAAGTTCATAGTTGAACCTATACAGCAACATGAACTTCTCTTTGTAGTTTATAAAACGCTTGACGCAATACCGGTTGAACCAAGTAGTCTTACCGCCAGAACGGTTGGTGGTACACATATAAATCTCTGGCTTGTTGCCATTCGTGTCCATCAAAGACAGTAGCTTTGTACCGTCATAGAAGTCACCCATTGTCTCAGCTCCTTTTTAGGAATCATTCCTATTTGTTCCACATGGAACATTTTCTCTCTAAAATAATTATATCATACCTACTTCCATTTTTCAACTACCTATGGTATAATAATTATAGAAGCTAGACCGGAAAGGGGGGTGAGCTTATGAGTACCGTCTGTTCCGTTCCAGTGGAAGTAAAACTTGCTTTGGCCTTTATGGTGATTGACGTTTTCACCGGAGTGTTGAAAGCTGTCAAAAATAGAGAGTTGAACTCCACAAAGGCAAGGGAAGGAATTTACAAGAAAGCCAGTTTTATCTTGTTCATTGCGTTCGGCTATCTCGCTGATTATGCTATGGACTATGTGAACATGGGTTTCAATTTCCCTGCCGCCGCAACTATCTGCACTCTGGTTATCGTCACAGAAGCTATTTCTGTGCTTGAGAATCTGGGTCAGATTAACCCCGAGTTGGTTAAACTGGTTGCGCCATTCCTGTCTGCACTGAACAAGAAAGAAGAGGGTGAGCATATTGAACACTAAATCATATTATGTTTTTGACTACACCCTCAACCCCGATGAACAGCTGTCACCTCATTTCAAAGCACACGAGTTTCGCTGTTCTGACTTATCCCGTGTCATTGTGCTAAACAAAGCACTTCTTGAATTACTTGAAATCATCCGCAACCACTACAACAAACCCCTCATTATTAACTCAGCATATCGCACAGTAGCATACAACAGTTCACTCAAAAATTCCAGTCCTAAATCACAGCACATGTTCGGCAACGCCGCAGACATTTATATCTCTGGCGTTTCGCCGCTAAAGCTGTACTCGTGGCTTAATTCTAAATACCCTAATTCGCTTGGACTTGGTATTTATGATACCTTTGTTCATGTGGATGTAAGAGAGGGAAAGTCACGGTGGGACTACCGAACAGTCACTAAATAATTGAAAGGAGCAAATTATGGAGCTTGCCGATTTCAATGCCAAGACACAGGAGCTTATCAAGCACTTGGGAGATAACGCAGACCAAGGCGAAGTAACCAACATCTTGGCAGAACTGACCACTGGTTTTAGCGAAGAGGTTGCCGCAAAAGCGACTGCCCTTCGTAATGTTGATGACCTTACTGCAAAGAATGCGAAGCTGAAAGAGGACAACATGAATCTCTTCCTTCGTGTTACTGTGCCGGAAGAACAGCTCAAACCCCCTGTTCGCCCGGAAGAGGACAAAGACCCCATCAACCGCCTGTTTACCAATGGCCGACTTAACCTCAAGGGCTAAACATTTAGAAAGGATAGTGACAAACTATGGCAACTGCTATCGACATTGTGAACGCAGTCATTGAGACTAGTTCCACGCTGAAAGATAACATCCCGCTTGCTACCAATGCCACTCTTCAGGCAACTGGTGGCGCTATCATGCAGTACACTCCCTTTATGAATGAGTTCATCAATGGTCTGGTGAACCGCATTCTGTTTCAGGAAGCGCACAACATGACCTATGACAACCCCCTTCGCATTTTCAAGGGTGTTGATATCCCCTACGGCACTGACGTGCAGGACAGCATTGCGAACCCCGCTGTTGCTACTCCCTACGACAGCTCTGCAATGAGTGACGTTCTGTCTCCTGCTTCTCCTGATGTTAAGACCGTGTACTACCGCCGCAACCGGCAGGACAAGTACAAGGTTACTGTCTATGATGCCGTTCTGGCTGGCGCTTTCACCAACGCCGATACCTTTAACAACTTCGTCTCGATGATTCTGAACACCCTGACCAGTGGTGACAATATCGACGAGTTCACGCTGATGAAGGGTGTTGTTGGTCAGGCTATCAACGATGGCAACATCAACAAAACATCTCTGGCCGCTGGTGCTGACCACCGGGCCTTTGCTGAAACCCTTGTCACCGACCTGCGTGCCAAGTACCTTCAGTTCCAGTTCCCCTCTACCAAGTACAACTGCTATCAGAAGATGGCTACCGCTCAGGGCATTGCAAACGCAACCCCCCTGACTACTTGGACTTCTCCTGACCGCATCAGCGTTCTGGTTCGTGCTGACGTTGCCGCCTTCACTGACGTTGAGGTTCTGGCAAAGGCATTCAACATGAGCAAGGCTGAGTTCCTTGGCCGTCAGGTGATGGTTGACAGCTTTGGTGATACAGGTGATGCCGCTAAGACGCTGGCAATCATCGCAGACAACACCTTCCTGCGCACCCACGACAACCGTTTCCAGATGGCAGAAACCCCGTACAATGCAAGCACTCTGAGCCGCACCTACTTCCTGCATCACTGGGAGACTATGGCTTGCAGTCCGTTTGCTAATGCGTGGGCATTCACCGAAGAGTAATCTTCATAACGTAACTGCTCCATAATTTTCTCTCTTACGGTAGCTGGTTGAGCTTTAGACCAGTGAGGGCGGGATAGGGGCAAGAGAGGTACAAAATTATGTTTACACCAACAACTGCTTTAAGGCTACTAGACACTCCGCTCGAGAGTGATTACAGAAACACGCTGTGGTTTCCTAATCGAGAAGCACAAACTGCCTATTTCTTAGGTAAAACAATTAAAACCTACGAGAACTTCCAGTACATTAAAAAGAATAACACTATTGTTGTTGACGGAGAAGTGGACTTGCTGTATAACTGCAACTACATCATGTACCAGAACAACAACTTTACCAATAAATGGTTCTATGCCTTCATTGATAGAATCGAGTGGGCAAGCAACAGTTCCGTCAGACTGTACGTCAGCACAGACGTTATCCAGACTTGGTTCTTCGATATCACATACTATGACAGCTACGTTGACAGATGCCACAGTGATACTGATGTTGCCGGAGACAACATTGTGCCTGAGGATTTCAGTGGCACAGGAAACGGCGGTTATTATCAGGTTGGTAGCCAAGACCTTACGCCAGATTGGGTGACTGTCTTTGCTACTACTGATTATACTGGAAACCCTTTGCCACCGACAGACTTAAATGGGCTAATCTCTGGTGCTGGCGCTGTTAGAAAAAAGTATGATAATGCTTCCCTGACAAACCTGCTTAACGGGTATGTGAAAAATGGTACAGCGACAGCTGTTACCAAAATTCAGCAATGGCCCGCTAACCATGATGCAACTATTGCATACGCTAAACACCCATCTCACATTGACGCTAACGGAGTTAGCTATACTCCTGTAAACAAAAAACTTTTGTCTGGTGCTTTCCTTACGGCTTATGCCCAGATGATGGGACAGGAGATTGAGTTCAACCCTGAATATATCACTGGCGCTAACATTAACGGTAAAATCGTTGTTGATGACACATCCGGTTTAGTCGGATTTATTATCACCAATTACAGCAACACTAACATTGCATCAATATCAATGGCTGTAGCTATCCCAGAAAGTCAATGGGGCTATAACCAATACAAAAATGATTACAACTTACACAGTGCATCAAATTCAATTATGGTACAACGCAATAAAGAAAATAGGCGTTACAACCTTTATCAAGGAGCATTGAGTGGTGCTGGTGGGGCCTTGCAAGTCATTGGCGCTGGGGTAGATTTAGCAAACCCGCTGACATGGGCAAAGGGAAATGTAGGAAACGCACTTAGCCAAGGAATATCTGGTGCGTCCACTGTTCTTAATGCGGCTCGTGAAACAGGTCAAATTCAAGCTGGCATTGATGAAATAACTCAAGACCTCACTGCTATTTCTGAAAATTACAATGCCCCCGCAACTGGCGGAGTTGCACAAAGTAACATTTATATTGCTGGCAAAAAGACTGCTTTATCTTACGGGTTCAAAACTCCACCTCTCGATATCTTGAAACGAATTGACAAATTCCTCACTGTCTACGGATACAAGCAGAGTGAATACAGAGCTATCAATCTTCATGCAAGAGCCAGCTGGACTTACATTAAGACCAATGGTCTGAACGCCAGCGGTAACTTCCCAGACGATGACATGAACATCATCAAACGTGCATTCAATAACGGCATATTCTTCTGGGTTTACACTGCAACATATGGAAACTTTGGACAAAACAATGCTATTGTGTAAGGTGGTGATTATATGGCAAACTCAGCGGCAGAAACGCTAAAAGAATTTAAGTCTGCGTCAACTGCCAGCAATGCCGTATACGCCACCTTAAAGGTACAGTATACTGGTTCGTGGATGGACGATATTCAGCAGATTTCAACAATGTGCGGAGTGCCTGTCCAAACACTATTACAGCTGAACCCTTGGCTGACTTCCAATAACTTTGTTGCCAATAACCACGACTATATCACAATCAAAATAACTGCTGGTTCACCCCGAACTGGCGGCAGTAATGCACAAAACAGCGTGACTGGTTTTTACAGCACCAATGAATGGTTTCACCCGCTTGGCGTTGGACTATGGTATTGTAGTCAAGCATATAGCCAAAAGCACTCTGCCATTGACTTGACAACCGGAACAGCTGGGCAGATTGCCGGAAAACCAATTTACGCTGTTAAAGCTGGCACAGTTGTGCAAAGCTACTCTTCTACGTCTTGGGGCTACACCGTTCTTATTCGGCACGATGATACCACAGACGCTGATGGCAACTGTTACTATACGCGCTATGCCCACATGGAAAAACTTGGGCCTTCTGTAGGAACAAAAGTTTCTCAAGGTGACCAAGTAGGCACTTGTGGCAACACTGGTACATCTACTGGCGCTCACCTTCACTTCCAGATTTACTTTACTTCTGCAACTCGCACAGACTACACTAACTTTGATGGTGGCAAAGTGAGCCACACTTTTAGTGTAAATCCTAACGATATCAAAGACTTCCCCGGAACACCTTATACGGAAAATCATTACAGCCAAGTTGAGATGCACAAAAGCCCTTACGTTACTGATGCGGATATCAAAGTAATACAGGGTGCGGCATCTGAGGACGGTACTGTTACTGAATCTCAGTTCAACGAAACTGTAAATGGAATCGCTGACAGAATCATTGCCGCAAAGAACGTTGACCCTTCCAGTGACTTGGCAAAACTTATTAAAGACTACGTTAAAGCACAGTTAGATGGCATCAAAACAAATGCCGCTGGATACGCTACTGATATCCTTACAACTGGTGATTTCAGCGGAGTTCTTAGCAAGTTTTGTTCTGACGTTGTAAACAACTCAATCTGGTTTGTTGAAAACAAAATAGACAACCTTCTACAATATGCTATCTCCGTTGGACAGCAAGCCGCCCAGAACGAAATTAACCAAGCAAAAACACAGCTAAAAGACTGGATTGTAGACGTTACTAAGATTGACCGTAACTCTGAACTAGGAATACACACTCTTAATCTCCTTGATTCTTATGTTGACACTATTGTTGCAGATGGTTGGCAAGCCGTTACTACTGCACTAACAACAGGTGATGTAAAACTAGCCGCTGGTCAATTCTTGGAAGTAACCAAGAGACAGTCAATCGACTATGTTTGTGAACTTGGTTCTCACGCTCTTGCAAATGCAATTACTTCCTATATTGGTTCTCATTCACAAAGCACAGAACTCAACCAGATTGCCGCAGACTTAGTGCCCGGCATCATCAACACTATGTGCCAGTCGATTGGCGGTGTTATGAAAGGCGACATCTCTATTGAGCAAGCGGCTAAAAACGTACTGGTTCAAGTTGTATCAACAGTCGCTACCACAGTTGTTCAAAAATATCTTGTTCCAGTCGTATCTAACTGGGTTGTTACTGGTTTAACTAATCTTGCAATTAATATCGCTGGTTCACAGATAGGCGGGCAAATAGGTGCTGTTATTGCTGGCCCTGTCGGCTATGTTGTCGGCGCTCTCGCCACTGCTGGTGTTAGCTGGCTTATCAACTCTATATTCGGTTAAGAGGTGATTCAAATGTACAATTACGATAACGAACTCGCAGACAAACAAGCATCACACGCCGCTTACGCTGACTATTACTTTCGCCTTAAATCCCTTGCTTGTACAATGTTTAAGTGGGAAGGACTGCCTGACAGCGTGAACGAACGATATCTTGAATATTGTCTGTTCACCTACGGTAAAGCTGTTTTCTTCAACCATGCAACTCGTGGCTATATGTGCCTGAATGGTTCACTTCGTGGAATCAACTTCTACAATGAGCCTATGTATATCAGACCTATCAGCCCCGTAGAAACATTCCCAGAATACGATGTGAAGGACTGCGTACTTATCAGAAACACACCCGATATGTACCCAACTTTCCTTACTACTATCCGTTACACACGAGACTTGTATGATATCGACCAGACTATCAAGGTCAACATCGGCGCTCAGAAAACTCCTGTCCTGATTCTTACTGACACCAAACAGAAACAGACCGCACAGGCTGTATATCAGAAGTACACTGGCAACACTCCTGTCATCTACGGTATGAAAGGCACGTTTGACCCTAACAGTTTCATGGTTCTCCGCACAGATGCACCATTCGTTGCTGGTCAGTTGCAGGATATCAAAATTACGAAGTACAATGAGTACCTGTCTTTCCTTGGTATCGGCATGGCAGACTTTAAACGTGAACGGCGAGTAACTGACGAGGTAGAACAGTTTGACCAGCAAGCGAACGCACTGGCAAACATTGGGCTGTCTCAGCGTAAACACGCTTGCAAACTTATCAACGATATGTACGGACTTAACGTATCTGTCCGACTGGCTAATGAACCTTACATCACTGACGGTGACAAGTACAGCAAAAATGCTTCTACTATATCCTATGTGCGTGCTCGTGGCGGAGATGATAACGGGGGTGAAGAATAATGGCAACGTATACCATTGAACTTGGTAAACTGCTCACTCTTGATGGGTTTGACATTGGCATGAGAGATTATCCTCTTCCGTCTTTTCTCCGTTCTGCTGGTGATATGCAAGCATGGAGAGAAGCACTGAATCAGAAAATCATTAACCACTACTATTTCAACGAGATTTGCTGTCTGCCACCTGACAGGTTCAAGCTCTTCCTTAACAACACTCTGTGCGAGAAAATGCCATACTTCAATCTGCTGTATGATGCTATGGCTGAAAAATGGAAATTCTACACAGGTGGCACTCTCAATGAAGTTATCAAAGCTGACGGCACTAGTTCGGATAACGGTACGAAAACTGGTGCTGATGTGCTTGCTAGAACTGGTATTGATACCACTGTCAATAGCAGTACCCAAAACAATTCTCATAACGATTACACACTCAATGTTAATTCTGACACTCCTGCTCAGATGCTCAACATCGAGAGTGATATCGCAAATAACACCTACGCTTCCTCTGCTAACAAAAATAAAAATAACGGCACTAACACAGGTAACAGTACCAGCACAGATACCACCACTTATAACAGCAAAGAAACAACCACACTCGATGAACACACCACAGCAGACAGACAGCACAATGACAACCGGAACAGAACCGTGTCTGGCTTGAACAACAAGTCTTACGCAGAACTGTTCAAAGAATACTCTGAATCTGTACGCAATCTGGATTTAGAGGTTATCGACAGTTTGAAAGATTGCTTCATGGGAATTTTGTAAAGGAGTGTAACTATGGTTAATTTCATTCAGTCTGCTGACAGCAAAATCAAAATCAATGAAGATGTGTCCTACCTGCTGAACGATGCACTGCACGTCAATGCTGTGTTCACCGCTTCCGGCGCTGTCGAAGCAGACAAGCCTGTCCTGCGTGTAAACCTGCCCAACGTTGGCGCTCATGCTGAGATTAACTGGTACAACACCGCTTCTGAATATGCCCCCAGTGCCTCAGCAACCGTCAAGAACACCACCAGTTCTGTGGATGGCCTACACAATATCACCATCCAGCTGGGTGCGGCTACTGCCGCATCTCAGGAGTATCACATCGAGGGCTGGATTGCGCTGGCCTAAAAGGGGTGATAATTATGGATTTAGTCTCATGGGCTAAATTCCTGAGCGCCCTGCTTCAGTGGGTGCTCGACTACTTCCATCTGTAAAGGGGGTGTCACTATGCCACTTACTACTCTTACTCCGTTGCCTTTCCTGCCTATTCCTGGCAAGTTTGACCTGAATACATTCCTGCCGGGTTCTAGTGACTATGAGATTCTGGCACGAGTTGTTGAAACCTACAACAGCGCTGTAAAACAGTTCAATGAAATTATCACCTTCTATTCTCAAATCGACCAGATAGAAGAAAAATTTCAGAAACAACTGGACGACTTTGAAAACAAAGTCAACACCGAGAACGAAGCATTTAGAGCTGATATCAATGCAAAAATTGAACAGCTTGACAAAACCGTACAGGAGTGCTATGATGAGATTCAGAAACTCATTAACGGTGACTATATCGAAACTTATGTGCAGGCTCTTGCAACGTGGATTGACAACAACTTACAGGTAATGGTTTCCAAGATTGTAAAGTATGTGTGGTTCGAGGTTGACGAGAACGGCTACTTTATTGCTTGGATTCCTAACACTTGGGACTTCATTGACTTTGACACAGACATGAACCCTGATTCTGAGGACTATGGCAAACTTGCTTTACTGTGGGAACCGGAAGTTGTACAGTAACTTTGACGTGCGATAGACACTCTTCAATTCTATCGGGAGGGCGAACTGGGTGTTCCGGTTCAATGGGCGGACAGTTTATTAAATGAAAGGGGTCTATAATATGCCTATTAAGAAGTACATTGGTGCTCGTTACGCTCCTAAATTCATGGGTGCTTGGGATAAGACCAGCGAATACGCCGCTCTGAGCGTGGTATATGCCAATGAACAGAGCTATGTCAGCCGCAAGACTGTTCCTGCAAACACTGAGATTACCAATACTGAGTTCTGGATTAAGAGCGCAGACTGGAATGCTCAGGTGGCACAGTACAATCAGAACGTGGAGCGGTATGAGAAAGAGGTACTGGGATATGCTGATACCGTAAATGACCTTGTCGGCAAAACTGTGTACGCATACAACACGAAGGACGATATGGCCGCAGACAAACGTGTAAAGCTCAATGACACGCTTATGACTTGCGGTTATACCGAAGTCAACGACAAGAAGGGGAGCCTCTATAAAGCCGTTGCTACTACTAGTGCAAAAGCTATTGCACTTCAAAATGACCTTTATGCTGAACCATTTGAACTTACAGAAGCAAAGGATTCTGATATCGCAACTCCCCAGCAGTATGGTGCTATCGGTGACGGCATTGCTGATGACACTGCCGCTGTTCAGGCCGCATTGAACAGCGATAAAGGCATTGTTGTTATTAAGGCTGGCACTTATAACGTCAAGTCCATGCTCAGTATTACCAATAATGTGTGTGTCTATATGGCTAACAACGCAATCCTTAAAGCAACTGCTGATATGGATAGTGTCATTTCCATTGACAGCACCAACGTGCCAGCTGGCCCTACTGCACTGTCGAGCTACATCCATTTCAGCATTAACGGCGGTCAAATTGATGGCAACAACAAAGCCAAGTACGGCATTAAGGCTACTCAATACCACCGCTCTTCTGTGAAGGGGATGAGTATTTTCGGGTTCACTACACACGGCATCCACTGCAAAGACAGCTTTACAGAAACAGGTGCTTTCTTCACTGGCGAGAACTTGACTATTATCGGCAACAACTCTGATAATAGTATCGGTATCTATGCCCCCGGCAATGATGAAGAGTGGAATAAGGTGAGCGTCATTAACTGCAAACTTGGTTTCCAGTGTGGAGCAAATCATATTATCACTGACTGCACCACTTGGCGCACGTCTAAAGACTACTATGAAGGCAGTTATGGAATGATAATTGGTGGAGACAATTGCATTATTTCTAACTTCACTTGTGACAGTACTAACTTCTTTATGGACATCGGGCCATCTGTGAACGGCGTAGTAATTAACGGCCTTAACTTCGTTCAAGCCTTTACAGGTGTCAGCAAAATGATTGGCGTAACATTTGGTGCGGCTAATTCCAATTGCGCAGTGTCTATCACAGGCATCAACCAAGGAGCAACTGATGTTGACCTTCTTGTCAACGTCAAGAACGAAAAAAACACTATTATAGGGTGGTATGGCACTAATAGCTACCCGCTCCATATCGCACCGCTAACAAATGCAAGCGGGTGCGGCAGGTTTACTGAGGAAAACGCAAAGAATGTACTGGCCCGCCTTTCCAATGTAGGCATCACTGCGACATCTGTTATGATG